CCAGTGTGGGAAACCGTCAGTATGAGAATGAAAAAATATTCTCCTTTTCTAAATATTGATGTACAACGTTATAAAAAAATTCTTAAGCAGGTAGTCCTATGAGTTTCTTTGACTCTGAAATTGTTAGGTCAGAGATGACTGAAATAAGTGAACTTCAAGATGAAGTTTATGGTAAGTTCATGCATTTTCCATACATGAGCAATGAAGATAAATTAGTTCAAGTTTCTAACTTGGAAAAACTCATAGAGAAACAAAAGATTCTTTATGCTAGGTTGTCATTATCTGATGACCCAGAAGCAAAGATGATGCTAGAAAGAATTACTGATTCTGCTCAAATGATGGGCATCTCAAAAGATGTTGATATGAATGTAGTGTTTGACAATATGTCAGAGATGCTAAAAATTATGAAACAGCAGATTGACAATGGTAATAGTTGAGACTATAATACCGTTGTACACACAAGCCAAATCTAACGAATCCAATTAATCCTATGTCTTTCGCAAATCTTAAAAAGCAATCTGGTCTTGGTTCCCTTACCTCTAAACTGGTAAAGGAAGTTGAGAAGATGAATAATACTGGTGGCGGTGGTGATGACCGTCTGTGGAAACCTGAAGTAGATAAAACTGGTAATGGTTTTGCAGTCATTCGTTTCCTGCCTGCCCCTGATGGAGAAGAACTTCCTTGGGCTAAGATGTATACTCATGCCTTCCAAAGCACTGGTGGATGGTATATCGAGAACTCTCTGACTACTATTGGTCAAAAGGATCCTGTGTCAGAGCACAACAGTCAACTCTGGAACTCTGGTGTTGAGTCTGATAAAGAGATTGCACGTAAGCAAAAGCGTAAACTGTCCTATTATGCCAACATCTATGTTGTGCAGGACAAGTCAAATCCACAGAACGAAGGTAAAGTCTTCCTTTATAAGTTTGGTAAGAAGATCTTTGACAAGATCATGGAAGCAATGCAACCTGAGTTTGAGGATGAGACTCCCATCAACCCCTTTGACTTCTGGCAAGGTGCTAACTTCAAACTGAAGATCGTCCGTAAGGATGGTTACTGGAACTATGACAAGTCTGAGTTTGATCGTGTGTCACCTCTGCTTGACGATGACGATGCACTGGAAGCACTGTGGAAGAAGCAGTATTCTCTTGCTGCTTTGACTGCTGCTGATCAGTTCAAGACCTATGAGCAACTGCAGAATCGTCTGCAACTTGTTCTCGGACAAAAGACATCCCGTCCTCGTTTCGATGAAGAACTTGAGGATGAGAGTGAAGGTCGTGGTTCATTTACTCCTAACTTTGAGTCAAGCAAACCACCTGCACCTGAACCGGTAGTGTCTAAGGATGAAGATGAAGACGATGCTCTTTCTTATTTCCAGAAACTTGCCGATGAATGATTATTGATATAGTCTAATATTATCTGCACGTTTAAGGGTTTCACTCACATATTGGGTGGAACCCTCTTTATATGCCATCATTTCTTCTAGGTCATCAAAGACAACATTCAGATATGCTGGTTTAAGGAGAAAAATATTTCTCTTAGCATCATTCAATTTCTCCTCATACTGATAGTTAGTAACTGGGATAGCAAGATTTGATATCACAACTTCTTTTCCAAGTTGATAATCATAGTAAGTTACTCCTTGGCCATCATCAACTTGTAGTCCTTTGGGGAAGATAACAGCACCACTACTATTGACTATTTTTTTAGACTCATAATGATGAATTCCAGAGTATAATGTTGCTGCTGGTTCATCCTCAAACAGATCTCTATATTTTTCTATCACATACTCATTGAATGCCTCTTGTGTCAATGGCCATTCATTATAGACATTAATGATATTATTTGAGAGCAAGACAACCCAATCTAATGTTGGATCATCATAAACTTCAAAGGCAACATTATCTGGACGATCATCACCTTGAATAATATATTTGGAAAAGAAAGTTGCTTCTTGAAGTATATCTTCTCTTAGTTTTCCTTTTTTAAATAAATTTTTAACAGTAACATAATCTGATATGCTCCTACCCTCAGAGGTAGTATTAACATATTCAAAGTCTGGTAGATTGCGGAAGTAAGGATTTGGCATTTTAGAAACCTATTGTAGTGTCACCATCTTCTTCATACTCATCATTAAATACGGGTTCAATCTCTTGGAAGGTGAATGAAAGTTGATAGGATACCATCTTTCCGTCACTGAATGTCGCATATGTTCCCTCCGGTGCATACTCAACAGAGAGTGATTGCAGGGCACACTCCTTAAACTTATTTAAGTATTTGTGTGCTTTGCCATTTTGCATATACTCCAATTTAAATGTATGGGGAGTTTTAAGAAACAGATTTGATGATGTTCTCTGTGGAGCCATTCCTTGCTTAAAGAATCTGATGATCTTAATGATCATATCTGCTTCTTCTGAACTTCTTGCAGACATTTTGTATGTGAAGTTAAAAGGTCTTAGTGACGGACCTTGGAATAGCAACTCCATGTTTGGATTGAAGACTGCACCAGTTGATCGCTGCAAAATTTGCTGACCTGTTCCTGTTGCTGCACCAGCAAAAAATCCAGCTAGAGCATCTTTAACCTGAGCACTATTGCCAGTGATCCTGGATGTAATACTTTTCACTGCATTTGTCATACCCTCCGGACCCTCATTAATGAAACCAAGAGCGGCGAACGCTGCTTCTGCCTCAATGACATTCATATTCTGAGAACCAAATGACACTGCATTTACATCCTTGATGCCACTAGCAATGGGTAGGAAACATCTTCCAATGGTTTCTCCAGTTGGTTTATCCGGATTAAGACCGAGAGCACTACTCCCCTCTGCAGGACCAAATCCTCTTGGAACATACTTGACCATTTCAATTTTTAAAAAGTCCTGAGTCTGTTCTGCCAGATCTATGGGATACTTTAAATTATCTGGAAATTTATTTCTAGTTCCCTTCCTTGCTCCTCCTGTTGCGTTTAAAAGTTGTTTATTTACTTCCTCTGCATCAGCAGTTTCTAGTGCTGTTGTGCTCTCACTCTCGCCATTTCCACCTGGGGGAGATTCGCCGTCACCCACCACAGGAGTTTCATCATCTCCTGTTTTGTCTTCTTCTTCAGGTGCAGAATTTGCTAGTGATTGATATGCACCCTTATCTTCAATCTCACCCAAATATTTTTTTGCAAGTACAGTTCTTGTCGCTCCAGGCGTGGATGAACCACCTGTATGATTTCTTAAGTTCTGTAATGTAGATCTTTTTATTTGAGTATTTAAATTTCTGAGTTGTGCTGTTCCAGCTTCTCCAGAGAATATTTTATTGAAGGTGTATTCTTTTCCAGCGTATGGAGTTGACGCACCAGTCTCTGGATTAAAACTGTAAACGGGATTTCTTCTTCCAAAAATATCTGCCTCTGATACATCATATGATCCAGTTGCAGGATTAACTACTGCAACCATGGTTGTGCCTTCAGTTCTAGCTTGGTTAATTGAGTTTAGTTTAGTTGATCCAGTTCCTGCTCTTTTCAAGGGAAAGTTTGCTTTCCAGGTAGGAACTCCACCATTATTCTCTTCAACCCAACCATCGCGAAGATTTGTCCATTTGATAGACATTATTTTTAATGATTTTTATTTATTTAGTTATAAACTTTGCATATGGTATTGATAATAGATCATCCAACTCCTCTCTTTGCACAATATAAACTTGACCTGCCAGTTCTTCCCAAGTATATTGTCTATATTCTCGCCAATGAAAATTCAATCCACGAAATCCCCATGAAAATAAATCAGTCACAGCAACTAAAGGGTGTTGATCATATCTAATTTCAGGAGTCTTTGCATTATAAACGAACGTGCATAGAGTTCCAACATCAGGCACGGGAGTTACAGTATCATTTAGTAACTCCATGATCTCTAGCATCATTTCTTCCTGATCATTTGTGCCATTATTAATAGTGTTTCCCTCTAGACGATTCATTTGATTCCTAGTTCATTCTCGGTGATGATCTTAAATTCAATTCTTCTGTCATCACAAAACTCCTTTGCAGCTTTCCACTTTGCCTGATTAATCTCCCAAGTGGTGCATTCATAGATGTATGATTTAGTTACTCTCTTTCTTTTTACTGGAGGTTTTGTTTGCTTCTTTGGTTTTACTTCAATAACATAAGTCTTAATTTGACCTGTGCTCTCTTTTACTTTTATAATGAAGTCTGGAAAATACTTATGAACTCTTCTATCAACGGGAGAGATGTATGGAATATGAAACTCTTCACTTCCCCATTGGAGAATGTTTTGATTTAGATCACACCAATGACAGAACTTGCGTTCCCAAGTGCTACGACATATAATATTATTAGGATTGCCCTTATATTTTTCTGGGTATGACGGTTTATATTTACTCTTTACACTTTCTCCCATTTCTCTTATACATAATATACAAGGTCAAATAGTATTTATAAATGCCAACCCCACTGTCAGTCTCAAAAATTAAATCACAATTATTAAGTCCGGCACTGACTTCTCATTTTGAGGTGGTGATTGGCATACCAAAAGATCTTCAGTCTGTGTTGGGAATAAACCAAGAGAGACTTAATCTAATGTGTTCAGAGGCATCTCTACCAGGATCTCAGTTGACAACTTTAGAATTGACAAATGATAGAACTGGTGTTACTGAGAAGCATGCTTACAGAAGATTATTTGATGACAGACTTGACTTGACTTTTTATGTTGATGCCAAAAATTATATCCCTATCAAATTCTTTGAAACCTGGATTCAATATATTATGAATGAGAATCCTCAAGAAACTATAAGAAAGAATTATGCATATAGGGTTAAGTATCCTGATGATTACATTTCTGATCAGGGTTTAATCGTAAGAAAGTTTGAGAAGGATTATAAATCAGTTTTGGAATATGAATTTGTTAGAAGCTTTCCATTGGCAATATCATCAATGTCTGTTTCCTATGATGCATCTTCTTTGCTAAAATGTCAGGTGTCCATGTCTTACATTCGTTATATACTGAA